TTGAGAATTGGGATCTAGTTTGTCCATATAATTAAACCCACTACCTTCAGGGTAAACATATTGTCCATTTTCATCAAACATACCTGAAGTGTCTGCTATCCTTGACTCCTTTGATGGATACTTTGGATAGGGTCTCAACCCTGCTCTCATCTCATTACCCTTTCTTCTTCTAATCTGATTACCTGTCTCAGGTATATTATCTTTGTCTAACCAAGCAGTGCCTAGCATCTCCTTGATCATTTCTTTAGTATAACCAGACATTATCTATAATCCCACATATAAGAACGATCACCATATTCATCAGTATGCCATCTATCTCCACCCTCATCAACAAAACTATCATCTTCAAATCCATCTGAAATAAATCCAAATGGTGCCATATCTTGTTCTATTTGATTTTTTTGTTCTTCATAAATTCTTTTTCTAATGTCATTATCTGACATCTCTTTAAAATAATCCTGTGCAACTAACCATGCAAATATGACAAGACACATTGCTAGGTCATCATTACATCCCTCTTCTGCCTCAAACGAATTATGTTTTTGTGCAAAAGTAGTTAATTCTGAAATAATATCATAATCAACAGTAAGTAATTTATCATCCTCAAGCATAGTTTTCAAATTAGAACAACCCAACTTCTTAACTGCTGCCGTCATCCTTACACCAAGTTGAGTCTTTTTGCCAGAGAATCCTTGACCAACTATCTGTCCATTTCTACCTCTCATAGAAGCCATCAAAAGATTTTCATATTCTAAATCATATTGAAGAATACTTGCTACTTGATCACCTATATCATTTACTTCTATCAACAAATACGCTTGATTATATGCTTTAGCAATGTCAAGTATAATATTTGGAAATAGCATAGGTTTAATTTCATTATTTCTATACTTTGCAACTACCTTATATGGAAATTCTGTAGTATCAAAAACTATAAAAGCAGAGTAGTCGTTACCTAATCCTCTTGCCACGTCCACTGTAATTATATAATTATGCTCTTTTATTGGATTCTCGAAAATATCAAGTCCAGCATTTCTCTTTAATGGTTCTTCATATACAAGATTTTTAAGTTTAGATGGACTAATAAGAGTATTAACAGAACCTAAGAATTCACATTCAAATTCAATCTTAAATTGTTGCTCTGAAGTATTTGCAATAGTTTGTGCCTTCCATGCAGCATCTCTACCTGGAACTTGAGACCAATGAACGTCAGTAGGAACATATTCATTCTTACTTCTTTCAGCATCGTGCCAATACCTATAAAAATGATTCATCCCATGCGGAGTTGAAACCATTATTACTTTTGTTGTTTTACCAGAAGTAATAGTAGGATAAACAGAACTAAAGAAATCTTCTGCAATATGATTTGGAACGAATGCAAACTCATCAAGGAATAGTATGTTAAACGACATACCACGAACCGCACTAGCAGATGTAGATGCTGCTAATATTTTTGATCCGTTTTCTAATTCTAATGATCCTTTATTCCAAGATATAATACCTTGCTGCATCCACTTAGGAAGATTCTCATAAGCAGTCTGTAATCTACCCAGTAAGTCTCTAGCAGTCGCTGCTTTGTTTGCAAGAATACCAATATTCACACTATCATTAAAAACACAATAATGTAAAAGATAGGCTACAGACGTAGTAGATTTACCAGTCTGACGAGGCATCTTACAAATATTAAATCTATTATCATGAAATCTTTCTATTAATTTCTCTTGGAAATCATATGGTTTAAATTGAACGAGTCCCTCATCAAGAGAAACAATCTTCATATAATTCTTGGCAAAATATACTGGATCTTCCTTACATTTTAAAAATTCAAGAATATTATCTTCACTAAATTCAATTGGAGTATTTGCTTTTTTTAGATTGGGATTACCAAGATATACATCATTGCTAGGCATAATTTATAATTTATTTTTATTATTAAGTAATCCTTGTTCTTTTAAAATTTTTGATAATTCAGTTGTTGAACCTACAAACAAAGCATTATTAGTAACTTGTGTTGGTTTTCCTTTATCTTCATCAATCTCTTTAACTTTCTTTTGAAGTTCCATTAATTTATCAGTAGTATCAGCAACTGATTTAATAATCTGACCTGCAACTTCATATGCTCTCGGACTTGCACTTTCACCTGCCAATTCCATTATACCATTAAGAGATTCTTGTCCCTTTTCAATTAATGAATAAAGATTTGCACGAGTATAATCATAGTCTTGATCAACATCATTAGTGACATTCTTAAGAGCATCCTTTCTCTTAATACATCCACCTTCAGGAGTATCCGATACTTCAATACTACTTGTAGTATTAAGTGCTTCATCTATAGAATCATAATTAGACATAATAATTAAGTATCTTTCTGTAATGTTGGACTATAAGTTTTACCATCACTAAAATCAGTCCAAGTTTCACTAAATCCAAAGTCATCTTCTGGTCCAGCAGTAATTGGATCAGGAACTACACTATATCTTCTTTCACGTTTAGCTGTAGAAGTATCAGTACCTGCATATTGATCCACAATAACTTTTTTAATAAGTCCGTCAGATGTTTGTGCGATTGGTCCAAATAGATATGTTTTTGCTGTAAAATTTAAAGTATATATTAATGCTCTTCTAACTTCAAAACTTCCTTCATAATCATCTTGAAATGATATATTATCTAATACAACAGGAATATCTCTTTTCTCCCCAATAGCAGATACTAAATCTACAGTTAAAGTAAATGAAGGTTGAAAATATGGTAATATCTGCTCAATAATCTGTAATGCATCATCATTTAATTTACTAAAAATATTTAATTCAAATCCAATATTGTAAGGAACTGGCATAAAAACTTTTTTCATCTTATCATCAGATGTATCATTTACTTTAAATGTCTGAGTTACACCAACTTTTCTTGCAGGATCATATTGTATATTGTTCATTTCAAAAGACATTCTAGGTAAAGTTATAGCAACTGATTTTGATAACTCAGCTTGTTCCTGTATCTTTGCCAAATATTTTTGTTGAGGTCCATAAGAAAGACCAACTTTAATATCATCAAGAATAGTACCATCACTTTTTTTATGTTTAATATTAATATTATTAAATAAAGTACCAAAAGAAATAATGGTTTTTCTTAAAATTTCGTGGTAATAATAAGTTCCTAACATTAGTATTGTCCAAATGGGTTTGATTCTGAAAAATCAAGTAATGTATCTGCTTCTGTTTCTATATCTTCATTAGAATCAAATGCTTGATCATAACTATCAAGGTCATGACTTTCAATTATATATTGTGCTGAAGATGCTGAACCAACAATAACTTCACCACTATAGAATTTACCAGTATTTAGTGATACACGTAAATATGTAGGAGGATCAATCTTATCTGTATCATAATCTTTCTTAAAGTCTCTAACCTTTGCTGTAACCCCAGAAGATTGCCCTGTAACCGTTTCATTATAAACATAAGTACCAATTCCTGAATATGGACTATTAAACGCAATTGATGGGGCAACAGTGTATCCCATACCAGAATTAGTTATACGTATAGTGCTTATTCCTGTATTACTTGTATCAATAACTGGAGATAATACTGATGTATTAATTCCTGTAGGTGGTGTTGTAACCGTTGTAAGGGCAACATTAGCATATCCATCACCAACTGTATTTAAATTAACTTGATATATGCCAGAGGTAGTTGAGATTGAGCAAGTAGCAATTGCTCCTGTTCCACCACCACCACTAAAGGATATTGTTGGTGGAACTGTATATCCATAACCAGCATTTGTCATTTCTAGTCTTAAAATAGAAGTGACATTATTAACAGTCGTAGTAATTGCAACAGCACTTGCACTATATCCATCTGTTGGTGCTGCTGAAATGACAACATTAGGAGTAGAAGTATATCCAGACCCATCATTACTAAGAATAATTTCTCTAATACACCCAGTTCCTATACTTGCAGTTGCAGTGGCTGTAATTCCAAGTCCAACTAAATTAATAGTTGAAATATATCCTTCATCACCTACAGTATCATCAACCTCATCAATACTAGTATCAATAAGTTCATTTTCATATTCAAATAATTCACAACTTAAATCATAAGTATAAAGTTTACCTAATTGATAGAATGGTTTTTCAAACTCTACCCTTTTTATTTCAAACAATCTTTCACCAAGTGGAAAATATATTAAATCTCCTTCTTTTGGTCTACTGACTAAATCACCAAATGTATAATCAGTAATTCTACCTTCTCTAATACCAGATGATATACCTTCAAGAAAGGGTGCAATAAAATCTTCAAACCTTTCTCTAGATATTGTAAGATTTATTTCATTCTTCAATCTTAATCCAAATTTAGTCATTACATCACTATCAGGAGCATATCCATCATAATTATTCAAATATGCTTCTAAGATAAAACTATCATCAAACTTTGATGATTGAACTTCTTTTATAATATTATCTGTTTTAAATATCTTTCTAGGAAGATAATATACATCAGTGCCGTATATTTGGATTTGCTCGTTAACTAATTGTTGAACAAGATCTTGTTCACCAGTTGATCCTTGTAAAAAATATGAATTTAATGCCATAATTATCCAATAAAGTCATATGGTGGTAATTCATATTCTTGAGTCATTCTTTGTTTGATATCATCAAGTTCTCTCTCAGCGTCTTCATACAATTCTCTACCATTAAGTTCAACACCACCTGGAAGTCTAGTTCCTCTAAATTTAAGTAGATTTTGTCCCCACTGACGTTTTATGAGTGATGTTAAATATTTTTTAAGGAAACTATCATTATAAACACCAGTAAATGTATTAGGATCTAAAATCCTATAACAATCAATAATCAAATAAGTATCTTTTGTTTCAGAACCCCAATCCATATCAATATATAATCTTCCTTGTCTTTTATTAAATCTTAGTTGTTTATCTGTAGTTAATAGAAAATCAATATCCTCAAGATAAGTTTTTGTCATTGAATACTGCAACAAATTAACAGAATTAAATTGATACAAATCATTCAAAAATAATTGATATTTTATACTAAACATTCCACCTGAAATAGTACTACTATCAAATTTAAATATTTTTTCTATACCAATTACCGAATCTGGAACTTGTATAAAATTAGATGTCTCATAAAAACTATTAGTCATATCAGACATACCACTAACAGTAGTTGAAATACCTGATGTTGTAGTAATTCCTAATGTATTAGAACTTCCAGTTTCATTTGTTGCCTTTCCCCTATTAATATCATCTTCAGTAAGTTTATATTTTAAATACATTCTTTCCACACCATCAAAATGACGTTCTTGGAAATATTGAAGAGCATCATCTACTAAATCATCTATTTGCTCATCAGCAACATTAATCTCAACTACAGGTTCTCCTAACCTTCTTAAAGAATAATCAATTAATTCTTGTCTACTTGCTGGTTTTGACATTAGAATGAGCCTCCATCAATCGCTCCTGCTGTAAGCAGTCCCGTAATATTTACATCTGTTGAGAATGTTGCTATTCCAGCAACAACTAATTCATCCAAATCAGTCTGTCCATCAACATCTAATCCACCAGTGTTTACATCAAGTTGTACGAATGAAGAAATACCAGTAGCATTAACATTAATAAGATTTCCTAAGAAATTAACATTTTGACTGGAATTTATACGAAGTGCTTCATTTCCACTAGTATGGAAAGAAATTGTATCATTGGCAGGAAATCTTATTTTTGTATTTGAATCTCCTGTGTGATATATTGTATCAGCAACATCTAAATTACCAGATACTGTCACAGTACTACTGAATGTGGCAGCACCAGCAACGACAACTTCATCTAAATCAGTCTGTCCATCAACATCAATACCACCAGTACCAATATCTAGTTCAGTAGCAGTTATAATTCCTGTAACAGATAATCCACCAGCAGTTATTATAGAATCATCACCGAATGTAGAAACACCAGTTACATTTATCTGATCTAATGTTAATCCACCAACAATATTAGCACCTGCATTGGCATCTACAAGAGCAGAGAACGTAGCAGTTTCGGCAACATTGAGAACATCTAAATCAGTTGTTCCATCAACATCTAAACTAGCATTAATATCTACAGCACTCGCAAATGTAGAAACACCAGAGACATTTAAAGTAGTACTATCTAATTGTCCTGTTACTGTTATACCAATTCCTGATGTTTCAAAACGTTTTAAATTATTCCAATATGCTTCTACCGCACCATTAGGAGAAACAACTAATCCCCTTTCTCCACTGGTTGGATCTAAATAAATTCCTCCACCAGTTCCACTAACACTTCTAAGATAAAGACTTCCAGTATTATTATCCAGATAACTATTATTTGAATCATGATAGATTTGTAAATCTCTACCATCACCAAATGTTGCATATCCGCTATCACTAAACTCTAAAGAATTTTGACTTTTATCCCATTGAACATTTGCTGAATCACCAACAATAACTACATCACTTTGAAATGTAGAAACACCAGCAACAACTAATTCATCTAAATCAGTTTGTCCATCTACATCTAATCCACCTGTACTTACATCAAGCTGTGTGAATGAAGAAATGCCAGTGACATTTAACTGATCTATATTAGCACCACCTGTTACATCAAGACGATTATTAACATCTGCAAGAGCAGAGAATGTTGCCACACCAGCAACAACTAATTCATCTAATTGGGTTTCTCCATCAATATCAACACCACCAGTGCCTATATCTAATTGAGTAGCAGTTATAATTCCAGTGACATCTAATCCACCAGCAGTGAATGATACGTCATCACCGAATGTAGAAACACCAGTTACATTTAACTGATCTAGTGTTAATCCACCAAAAATATTAGCACCACCATCAGCATCTATTGCACCATCTATATCAACAGTATTGCTAAATGTCGCTACACCAGCAACAACCACCTCATCTAAATCTGCTTGCCCATCAACATCTAAACCAGCATTAATATCTACAGCACTCGCAAATGTAGAAACACCAGTTAGATTTAATTGATCTACATTAGCACCACCTATTACATCAAGACGATTATTAACATCTACAAGAGCACTAAAAGTAGATACTCCTGCCTGAACTGCGATTCCACCACCAAATGTAGCAATACCAATAAAGGTAGAAACACCAGTAATTTTTAAATCTGTAAATGTATTTGGTGCAACTTTAATAGCAGCTTCAATTGTTGCTGTAGTTGTTGCATCAAGTGATGAAATATTTTGAAGTTCTCTCGCACTACTAATTACTTGTGTGGATCCAATGCTAAGTGACTGTACACTTGAGATTCCAGAAACATTTAACCCTCTTAATATATCAACATCTGCATTAACATCAACAGTATTGGAAAACGTAGATATTCCTGTAACTGCTAACTGTCCACCTAAATTTAAATTCTTTCCTACTCCTATGCCACCAGCAAAAGTTACAGAACCAGTGGTTACACTTATTGAATTTGTTGTTCCAGTGAATGTTGTTATTCCACTAGCATCTGGTCCAGCCGTAAATTGATATCCATAAGCATCTAGAACATCCGTCATGTAGAATGTCTCTTGGGTATTATCCCATACGAGTATCATTCCATCTTCAGCAGAACGTGTAGTATCAACGTCAGTTAAATTTACTATTCTTGTTGGTGGTGCAGATGCATTGGATAATACACGAATTACATTTTGAGATCCAATTCTATCGTTTATCGTTGGCATTACCTAGTTACTCCGGCTCGTACTAATGCTGATCCTTCAACA